AATTAATATATCGTGTTTGTTCTGCTGGTATTTTATCTAGCGCAAAGTTCCATTCTGTATTCTTATCGACATTCAAACCATGCTTCACGACCAACGATTCATAGTCATATGTAACCTCATCACTAGCATTCTCAAGATTTTTAAACCCTCTTTCAATACCACTATTACCTGAAATATAATGATAAATATCTTTTACAATTGGTAACTCAATTGGCTCATCTTGTTGTATTTTTTTCCAACCTTTAATTGCATTCATCATTTTATCTGAAACAGAAGACCGTCCTTTATACTCATAAAAAAATCCTTTTGATTTTAAATCTTCTATAAATTGTTCTGCTATGTAATTTGTTCTTGCTAATATTAACCATGATCCATTTGTCAAATCAATCGATGGATTAAAACAAGTACGATGATACTTTACTAAACCTTCTCTATCTTTTGCCTGCCAATCTTTTGGAACTCTATCTCTTACTTTTGTTATTAAACTATTTGCAAGTTTGTGAATTGATCTTGGAATCCTATATGATTGATTCAATACAGTTCTCTCTCCACCAATTAGTCCAAGTCTTTTTGTGTCAGCTCCAGCCCAATCAAATATAGCTTGGTCATCATCTCCTGCAATGTAAGCACGATCACAGTTTCTAATTATTAATTCAACCATTTGCCATTGTATGAAACTTAAATCCTGTGCTTCATCAATGATTGCCACATCTAACTTTGGCGCATCTTTTCTTTCATTAAATTTTAGAATCATATCTGTAAAGTTCAATACATTTTTTCTTTTTTTAAAATCCTCTATGCCTCTATCAATGTAACTTAAAAACTCAAACCCTCCTCGTATGTGTTCATCGCTTTGTAAAAAAGCTGCAGACAAGGAAATGTTTTTAACTTTTGCTGTATCAATTATTTTTAAATAAGGATCTTGTGGTTGTGATATCCCTAAATCTTTTACTGTTTTATTTGGATTAATTATATTTACTTGTAAGTAATCAGATAACTCTTTGTAATCTTTATCACCCATGACATCTGCATTTTTTAATCCTAAAAATTTAAACGCCATACTGTGTAGTGTTCTAAAATATTTTAAATCTTTTTTATCTAAACCAAATTTAATGGAGGCTCTTGCTATGGCTTCATCTGCAGCTTTGTTTGTAAAAGCAAAGTATCCTATTCTATCTGGTGGTGTTCCTTGTTGTAATTCTTTTTC